CAGCGCAACTACTGGCCAAGCATCTGATGGCATTGATCGTCTCTATGTTTTCTCTTCCTCCACAGATTTTGAGTCAGAGAAGCCATATACCAAATTTGCTGCCTACACATTCTTGGAGCATGGTGGCGACTTCTCTGCAGCTGCGCGTCAGTTAGGTGCTGACGGCTTTGGCTCGCAGCCTGCCCAATCCACCACTGCAACCCCTGCGCCATCAAAGTCAGTGGCAGCGCACATCTCACTTGATCAGATGCCAGACATCAACAATGTTGCTCCTGACTACATCATCACCACTCTGGCTGATGAGATCCATGAGCCTGCCGAGCCATACCTTGGAGTGCATGGCGCAGTCTTGTCTCACATTGGTGATCTTGCACTGAGCCCTGCCTCCACAGTTGCTCAAAGTGAAGATGGGCACTCACAGGCGCTCATTGCCAACTATGGCGCTGATGTGCGCTACTGCCATCAGATGGGGCGCTGGCTGCATTGGGATGGATCGCGCTGGGAAGTGCAGCCACATGGTGGCGGCATCGTGCGCGAGTACGCCAAGAACATCGCGCGGCTCTATCCAGATGACAAGGAATGGACTTCACACAAGAAGCGCAGTCTCACCACTCCTGGCATCAATGGCGCGCTGTCGATGTCCACCACAGATTTCCGCATTGAAGTCAGCGTCAATGACCTTGATGCGCGACCGTGGGAGTTGAACACTCCTGCAGGGATTGTGAATCTACGCACTGGCGAACTACATCCAAGCGACCCCACGCATCTGCACACAAAAACCACGGCATTTGCACCAGACTTCACAGCAGATCAAACACCTTGGACACAATTTCTGGGCTCCATCTTCCAAGGTGATGCAGAGATGATTGCCTACATCCAGCGGCTCATGGGATATGCCTGCGTGGGAGAAGTCAGAGAAGCGATCCTCCCAGTCTTCTACGGGCAAGGCGCTAACGGTAAGACAGTGCTGCTCGAGACTGTGCAAGCAGTGCTGGGCGACTACGCCACTGTTGCTCCACAGCGCTTCCTTGTGCAAGGTCCAGGGCAGCACGCCACAGAGATCGCAGCAATCGCAGGTGCGCGCTTAGTCATTGCTTCTGAGACCAATGAAGGCGAGAAGTTTGATGAAGCCAAGGTCAAGATCCTGACAGGTGGCGACAAGATCAAGGCACGCTTCATGCGCCAAGATGAATTCACTTTTAAGCCCAGCCATCTGCTTGTCATGATGACCAACCATCGTCCAGAAGTAGGCAGCGGCGGCACGAGCTTCTGGCGTCGCTTGCGTGAGATCCCCTTCACATATGTAGTGCCTGAAAGTGAGCGAGATCCTGAGCTGACTTCTCGGCTTACCCATCAGCATGGCCAAGCCATCATGGCTTGGCTGGCGCAAGGTGCAGCAGATTACGCAGCCAATGGGCTACGCGAGCCAGAGAAGGTCAAAGCAGCCACCAAGGGATATGAAGCCTCCACTGACACTGTTGGCCGCTTTGTGGAAGAGATGTGCATCATCGGTGGTGGCGAATATGTGAAATCTCAGACAGCCAAAATGCGCGACACATACGAGTCATGGTGCAGAGCAGAAGGTGAGACTCCTGTCTCTGCTCGAGCCTTCACCATGCAGATCACATCGCGCTTTGGTATTGGCAAGAGCAGGGATATGCGCGCGCGCTATTACTCCAATGTGTCATTGGTTGGATCTGGTGAAGATGATGAATGAAATGACACATGACAGATGGAAAATAAATAATTCATACTCCAAAGATCTGTCATATGTGTCATGCCCCTCACAAAAGACCATTTTAAGTGTCATTGGCGGCCATGACGCATGACACTTATGACACATAGTTTGTTATCCCCATACGCGCGCACACAAGAAATGCAATGTCAAAAGTCTGTCATAAGTGTCATATGTGTCATGGATCCAAGCCAGTGACTTCCACACAGATGCAGCCTTGGATGCGACAAATGCTGATTGCCAAAGGTGTGATGGCTGAGTCTGGGATGACTCGCAAAGCCAAGATCATGCGACATCGTAAATGCGGAATCCTGACACTGGCTGGCTTTGATGCTGACAGCTGCGCACTGGACGCATGGTGCGATCTAGCAGAACTATCCGCACAAGGTGAAGCGCTGGCGTTGGTTGGCGGACGGCGGACATATGAAGTCCACGCAGACCGACTCAACTACCGCGACGCCTGGTCAATCAAAGCCAGACCAGCCGGACACATTGCTGTCTTTGCCAGCCACCGTTGCACTGATCCTGTGCCAGCAACTTGGCGGCTCCCAGCACGACCCACAAGCCCCTCCACGCAACAGCCCATCAACGATAACGAGGGAGTTCAATTCTGATGAGTGACCTAAACACCTGGCAGCCAGTGTGCATCTTGTGCGCGGCTCGCAACCCAGCGCGAGACACGGTGCTGGAATCTGGACACTGCTGCAGCAGCTGCGCTCGATGGCTACAGCAAGCCATCCTTGATGTCTCGGTATATGCGCTCTCAGCTGCAGCATGGATCCCACCTAAGGGCTCAAGCAGAAGCAGTGGAGTGGCAGTCTTTGGCAGCAAGCCACCGCTCAACCTCGATGCAATCGATCCAGAGTGCGCATTGATGGAGTTGAATACTGGCGATCCATCCAGCGCAGTCACCATCCTTGAGGCACTCGAGATGTGGGAGCGCAGCATCAGGGAAGATCGAGGCTTTGGCTCTTATGGCCCAGCCAGCGCGATGCGCCTTGGTAGTCAGGTTGGCACGATCACTGCAGCAACACTCAGCGGAGTAGTGGGCTTCCTTGTCTCACAGATCGAGTGGATCACTACCGAGACTGAGTTTGGCTTGGAAGAGTTTGCTGATCACATTAGGAGAGCGGCAAACATTCTGCGCCGATGGGACGAGAACAGCACGCAAGTGGGCACGCGCATCAACTGTCCTGGCTTAGTTGAGGACAAGACATGCAATGCGCCTATCCGCATCAGCACAGAAGGTGAGCCTGTCTTGTGTCGCAAGTGTGGGCACTCATGGACCATTGACTGGCTCATTGCGGTGGCTGGCGCTGACGCTGATGGCTGGGCAGACATCGAGGCTGTATGCCGGCTCTCTGGAACCAGTGAGCGCACAGTGCGGCGCTGGGCAAGCAAGGGCATCGTGCGCAAGCGTGGGCTGCTCTACAACGTGCGCGACATTAGTCAGGCAACCACTCGAGAAGTGAGCGCGTGATGTCCATTGAAGACGCAGCGATGGATCCAACCGCACAAGATTCCATCTACCAAGAAGGCAGGGATGATGCAGCAGCTGCAATCAAGGCAGCCTGCAAGCACACGATCGCTGGCTTGGTCTGCACTCCCTGCGTCAGGGCTGCCGATGTTGCTAGAGGAATCCAGCAGCCACCTACCGCATGGGAAGAACTACAGGCAGGCGGCTGCACATGAGCGCGCTACTGATGCTGATTGGGTTACTCAGTGCGAACACATCCAGCGACTGGCTACAGGAGTACCCACGACCAGTAGATGCTCAGTGTCTGGCTGGCTGGGGTGACTCATGGGCGCAGTGGCCCAATGACAGCACGGGTGGATTCACTTGCAACAGGATCGCGCCACCAACAATCACACTCACACACCGAGAAGGAGCGAACTAATGTGCGACAACTGCGAAGAATCCAAGGCAACCCAATGGTTCGGAGACCACAACCTTTGCGCCCACTGCTTCGACAACAGGATTGAGGGAACACGATGAACCACGACCTACTATGCCCTTGGCAAGTGTCTACAGAGTTTGATGCTGTGGTCAGTTGCGACGACTGCGACCTCATCGCCAAGGTCCGAGCTGACGAGACGAATCAGATCCGTGACCGGCACGACAGGCACTCTGGTCTTGTGTGCTCGGACAGTTATGGTCGCGGCTTGAGGGATGCGATGGTTCAATTCAATGCAATCGTTGCCGGAATGAAAGCGGCAGGAGAGCATTAATGGTCCACCGGATTGAATGTGTATGCCATGAAGACGGCTGCAATGCGCACGATTGTGACCTCTGCACCTGCGCAGCCCTGGGCGCTCAAGCACTACTTGATTAGCGCGACACGCACCACAAGATCTAGTGGGTACTTGACAGACAGTGTCCACATCTTGTGATATGCTGCGCCTAGCGCATCCAGTGAATAACACACCGGATGCGTTTCGCATTTCATCAGACAGGATTCTTGATGGCTCCCACGCTTGCCGAGATTGACGAGGCATTGGCTCACGCAAACGCAGTCGCATTGGATGATCGAGGATCTATGTGGCAGTGCTTTGTGGATCAGCTGCTTGATCAGCGCAACTCAGCGGTGATCAAGGTCTAAGCAATGCCCTTGAAGCCATGTCTTGATTGCGGTTGTCTCAGCCAGGAGCACAGATGCCCAGAGCATCTGAGGATCTGGAGAGCAGCCAAGCAGAAGGGCAGAGTCAGAGTCAGCGCTCACAAGCGTGGTTATGACGCAGCGTGGAATGCGCTAAGGCGCACGATGCTGGCCAATCAAAAGTTCTGCACCTACTGCCAAGGCACAAGTGATCTCACACTTGATCACATCAAGCCACTTTCTAAAGGTGGCGACAACAGTCCGAGCAATGCTCAGGTCTTGTGTCGCAGCTGCAACTCTCGCAAGGGTGATCGAGTTATCTGATCGCGCTTGATGGGGGGTGGGGTCTGACTTTTTTTGCAGGCTGGCAGACCCGTTGCCCATTGCCTCCTTTTTTCGCGTATACATCCCAGAAGATTTTGCTTGGCGGCTTTTTTGTGAGGGAATTCCGCAAGGCGTCATGATTTTGAGACTGCAGCTCTGATGCTTTTTTCATTTTGATCAAAAATTTTCCATATTTTTTTTGGTCTTTCAAGCGTTATGGATTCCAATGCCACCTATCCGCAAGCCAGCAGCAAAGCGCCAAAATCGAGTCACGCAAGATGTGGGCTTGGTCAGCGCTCCTGGCAAATTGCCTGCGCCTCCTGCCAAATTGTGCAAGGCAGCCAAGGATGCTTGGAACGCATACTGGACAGACATTGTCAGTGGCTCAGTGCGAGAAGCTGACGCGCCACTTGTGTTGCGCTGGATCCAAAACTTGAACAGATACAACGTGCTCATTGCTCAGGCTGACGCAGATCCCATCGTTGCTGGATCGACTGGCCAGAAGCGAGCCAATCCGATTTATGACTTAGTGCTCAAACTAGAAGCCAGCATCAAAGTTGATGAGCAGCAACTGGGCATTGGTCCACTCAATCGCTTGAAATTAGGCATGGCAATCGGTGAAGCGTCGCGCTCACTTGCAGATCTCGAGACAGAAGGCAGCGATAATGGCGAGGACGATCCTCGGCTCATCCTCATCGCTGGAGCCATCGAGTCCAACTGAGATCCCTTGGCCTGATGGCGTGGCTAAGCCGCTGAGTCATCCACCACTGACGACTGCTTCAAGTGATGGCCCCAAAGTTATCCGCTGGATTGAAAAAAATTGCCGATACGGTGAAGGCGACAAATTCGGGCAAGCAGTCAAGTTGGATCTCTTTCAGAAAATCTTTCTCATCTGGCTCTTCGAGACCAAGCCCGATGGATCGCGCAAATATCGGCGCGCGATGCTCGAAGTCCCCAAAGGCAATGGCAAGACGCCAATCTCTGCATGGGTCGTTGCGTATTTGCTGTGTTCGCAAAAGAGCGCAGTGATCCCAGTTGCTGCTGCTTCCTATGAGCAGGCTGATCTGCTCTTTGGCGATCTGCGCAATTGCGTGCGCGAGTCTCCAACATTGTCCCCACTACTGGATGCTTTTGAGGGCGAGATCCAAGTCAAGGGTGGCCCTGGGCGCGCGTACAAAGTCGCAGCAGTTGCTGGCACTAACGATGGCCAGCGTCCTAGCGCTTTTGCAGCTGATGAGATCCATGAATGGACTGGCAACAAAGCGCGCGTGCACTTGGTCATCGCTAACGGTGCAACCAAGCGCGCTGACTCACTGATCTTCAACACCACGACGCCAGGCGCTGATCTGGACTCGATGGCTGGACGCATGCATGCTTACGGATACAAGGTCAATGCAGGTGAAGTTGATGATCCTGAATTCCTTTTTGTGCACTGGGGCTCAGACCCAGAAGCCTTCAATCTTGATGATGCGCAGCAATTGAACGCAGCAATACGAGCGGCCAATCCGGCTGCTGACTCTTTCCTGAGTGTCGCTGACGTCGCTGCGCGTTATCACCAAATTCCGCGCCACGAATTCGTGCGCTATCACCTTGGCCAGTGGACCACTGTTGCGGAAACATGGCTGCCACCTGGCGCAGCAGAAGACATCATTGACACTGATGAGATTCCTAACGGCGCAGAAGTCATCCTTGGCTTTGATGGATCTTTCAACAATGACGCCACAGCCATTGTGGCTGTGTCTGTGCAGCGCGATGGCAGCCCTGCGCATGTGCAAGTGGTTGCCAACTACGAGCGGCCAGAGACTGCGCGTGCTGACTGGAAAGTGCCTATCCTCGAGGTTGAGGATGTCATCAGAGAAGCCTGCAGGCGCTGGCAAGTGCGCGAGATTGCGTGCGATCCATTCCGCTGGGCGCGCACTTACCAAGTGCTAGAAGCAGAAGGCTTGCCTGTCGTTGAGTTTGCCCAGTCTGCATCGCGCATGACGCCAGCAACCACGAGCTTCTATGAGGCTGTGGTCAATAAGCAAATGACTTTGGATGGATCACCTGCGCTCATGCGCCACCTTGGCAACGCAACACTCAGGGTGGACGCGCGTGGCACTCGCATCATGAAAGATCACCGCAACTCCACGCGCAAGATTGACCTTGCAGTTGCAGCAATCATGGCTTTTTCGCGCGCTCAGTACAACGCGCAAACACCTCAGAAGGCAGCCGCTGCCTTCATTGATTTTGACGATCTCTAGGCGAGTAATGCTCAGTGATGCACTTGAGGCCGCAGGTCTTGCCTGTCTCACATGCTCAGCATTCCTCATCGCGCTCCCACTTGGCATTGCTGCAGCTGGGATCTCGCTGATCCTTTTGGGTCTGTCTTTTGCAGATAGGGACTACTCATGAGCATCTTGCGCAGAGCAACCTCAAAAGAGGCGCGCTCGATGGCCTATGGCCAAGGCGATCCCTACGCGATTCCTAGCAATGGCAGCCTTGCTTCCTACTCTTCAAGTGGCGTCTCTATCGATAAGCAATCAGCGATGAGCAGCGCAGCAGTCTTTGCAAGCGTGCGCATCTTGGCGTCCATCGTTGCTTCCACTCCGCTGCACACCGTACGAGTGGATGAAGCAGGGCGCGCACGGCGCACTGCTCAGCACTCGCTCATTGAGAATCCCTTTGGCAACTCCAGCGGCACGCCAATCGATCGCCAAATTGGCCTAGAGCAGATGATGGTCAGCAAGTTGCTGCGCGGCAACTCTTTCAACATCGTTGGCGCAACAGATCGCAAGGGCACACCAACGCAGTTGATCCCCATAGATCCTGACGTTGTCCGAGTGGATCAAACTGCAGATCAAGGCAAGCGCTTTTGGGTGGCTGGAAAAGTTGTACCCAATATGGACATCGTGCACATCCCTGGCTTATCCATGCCAGGCAGCCTGATTGGCATGAGTCCGGTTGCGTATTTTCGCCAGACTATTGGGCTTGGCTTAGCTATCGAGGAATTCGGTTCACGCTTCTTTGGATCTGGCGCAACGATGAGCGGCATCATTGAACTTGATGGCGACCTAGACCCAGACTCTGCGCGGCAACTCAAAGAGCGCTTTGAGTCACGCCACTCTGGCCTGCGCAAGTCGCACAGCGTTGGCGTGCTTACGGGCGGCGCAAAGTTTCGGCCAATCAGTGTGGCGCCAAATGAGGCTCAATTCATTGAGTCAATGCAGTTCAACGTCTCTCAGATCGCCATGATCTTTGGAGTGCCACCACACCTACTGGGCAACACTCAAGATGTCTCAGCTGCGTGGGGCGCTGGCGTAGAACCTCAGAACCGTGCTTTCCTCACTTACACGCTGCGCGCTTGGTATACGCGCATTGAAAATGCTCTCAGCAACTTGCTGCCTGATGGCCTGCAGGCTCGCTTTGATACTCAAGATCTTTTGCGCACTGACGCAGTCGCGCGCTCGCATCTCTATTCATCTGCGCGAGTTGCCGGCTGGATGACCACAGATGAGATCCGAGACATCGAGGGCATGGATCCAATCGATGGTGGAGATCGCATAGATCAGCCACTCAACTCTGCGCATAACGGCGACACCATGCCAGCCGCGCCAAATTCTTCTCAATAATTCAGACAGGGAGCCACCAATGGCCACAGTTGAGCGGCGCGCGTTGCCCATCAATCTTGAATATCGCAACACTGCAGACACCGTCACAGTTGAGGGATATGCCTCAGTTTTCTCTCAGCCATATGACATGGGCATGTATCATGAAGAGATCGCACCTGGCGCATTTCGCAAGACACTCTCAGAAGCACCTGATGTGCGCTTCCTGATCAACCATGACGGCTTGCCACTGGCTCGCACTACCTCGGGCACTCTTGAACTTTCTGAGGACTCCACCGGCTTGCATATGCGCGCTCAGTTGGATCTCTCAGACCCTGATGTTGCTTCTTTGCTGCCAAAGATGAAGCGTGGCGATCTTGATCAGATGAGTTTTGCTTTCCGCACGATCAAAGATGAATGGTCAAGCGATTACGCAACGCGCACCATGCGTGAGTTGTCCTTGCGTGATGGAGATGTGAGCATCGTGACTTACCCAGCGTCACCAACAACTTCCATCAGCCTGCGCAATGCTCAGCGCAAGATGGCCGCTGCTCCCCTGCTGGCTCGCGTCATTGCATCGTTGCAAGAAGAGCGAGCAGGCGCAGCAATCAGCGCATCCAACCTCGATGCACTCCAGAAGATCTTGGATGCCATCGCAGCTGCTGACGTTGAACTTGATCAAGCACTTGTGGATCTGTCTGGCCTGATGGGCGTAGACAATCCTGACGTTGATGAGATGAATGATTCTGAAACTCCAGAAGAAGATATGCCAGAAGGTATGGACTCTTGCTTGGAAGAAGAGCCAGAAGAATCAGACATTGACATTGACATTGTGATTGCTATCGCGCGCGCACGCGCAGTGGCAAGCGCAACTGCTGCCCAGCGCAGCGCCAAATACCTCCGCTAAATAGCGGATCCGCCTAGCCGGAAAGTCAAAATGCTCAGCCGCAATCGCACTGGGCAACTTTGGCATGACTCCACTCGGCAAACACCTCACACCTTCTATGTCCTGAAAGGACAATCATGAGCCGAATTACAGCTCTTGCAGAGAAGCGCGCAGCGGTTCAGGTCGAGATTGACGCACTTAGCACTTCAATCGAAACTGAAGCACGCGCATTTTCAGCAGATGAGCAATCAAAGTTTGACGAATTCATTACTGATGCACGCGGTCTAGATGCTGAAATCTCACGCATCGAAGAAGCAGAAGCATCGCGCGCAGCTGCTGATGCAGTATCTGCACGCTACGGCTTGACTGGCAATGCCCAGGTCAAAGAGCCTCAGGTCTACCGCGCAGGTGGCGCCAACTCCTATTTCCGCGACCTTGCAGCCGCAAGCGTTCGCAATGACCGTGATGCAGCAGATCGTCTTTTCCGCAACGACAAGATGGTTGCTGAGTCTCGCGCAATCAACACCACGGACACATCGGGTGGCGATTTCGTGCCTCCTGTGTATTTGGTAGAAAAATGGGTTGCACTTGCTCGCGCTGGTCGCATCGTGGCCAATGAAGTCACTTCCCAGATTTTGCCAAGTGGGACTGACTCGATCAACCTTCCTAAGATCACAGGTGGCGCAACTGTTGCTCCCCAAGCCACTAACGGCGCAGCGATCTCCAATACGGACATCGTCACAGGCACTGTGACTGGCCCAGTTGTCACACTTTCTGGCGGCCAACTCGTGTCCTTGCAGCTTCTTGAGCAGTCGCCAATCAACATGGATGAAGTGCTGCTCCAAGACTTGGCAGCAGATTATGCATCCAAGTTGGATCGCGCTGTGCTTTTCGGCACTGGCACTTCTGGTCAGATGAAGGGCTTGCTTGTCATCTCAGGGACAAACTCAGTCACCTACACCACTGCTAGTCCAACGATTGCTGGCATTTACAGCAAGACTGCTGATGCAGTCCAGCAAGTGCATACTGGTCGCTTCTTGCCTCCAACGCACATCTTCATGCACCCACGTCGCTGGGCTGCCTTTATTGCTGCGAGTGATTCAACTGGTCGGCCATTAGTAGTGCCTTCCAGTGTTGGTCGCTTCAACGCAATGGGTGGACTGGATGCAGTTGCTGCAGAGGGTTACGTTGGCGAACTGCAGGGGCTTCCTGTCTACGTTGATGCAAACATCCCAACCAACCTTGGTGCTGGCACCAACGAGGATCGCATCATTGTTGCTCGCGCAGCAGATGCCTTCCTATATGAAGGCACTTCACGCGCAGAAGTTTTGCCACAGACTTACGGTGCGAATCTTCAGGTACTTGTGCGCATGTACAACTATGCAGCCTTTATTGGAGATCGCCTTCCAGCGAGCTTCTCGATCATTGGCGGCACTGGCTTGGTTACTCCAACCTTCTAGCCATACACATTGTCAGGGCAGCCCTTCACTGGACTGCCCTGACAATGCACCACGCATTTAATACAACTCAACACAACAAAGGGATTGCATGAAGTCTCGAGATCGCATATCCATCGGATGGGCTGACCCTGGCCAAGTTGATGGAGAGTTTGCAGTCAATATCGCGCTACTTGCAACCGCTCGGATGTCGCTTCTAGGCCCGCTCATCCGAGTTGAGGGATCTGGATTGATCTCGCGCTTGCGCAATCAGATCGTCACTACTTTTCTTGATGAAATTGATAGCACTTGGCTGCTGATGATCGACTCAGACGAGATCTTGACTGTTGAAACTTTTGACAAACTCATTGCGACTGCACATGAGGTCACTCATCCCATTGTTGCTGGCCTGTACTTTGGAGCCTTCAACATTGCAGGCAATGCCTATCCCGTACCCGTGCCGCTGATTTATCGCGCGCAAGCGCTTGGATATCTACCTATTGACGAATATCCCAAAGACAAGGTCATCGCAATTGATGGCGCTGGCACTGGCTGCCTACTGATTCACCGCAGCGTGCTTGAAGCAATCCGCGCAGCCGCAACCGTTGATCAAGGTGCGGATTGGTGCTGGTTCCAAGATGAGCCAATTGCTGGCAATTGGGTTGGTGAAGATCTCATCTTCTGTCGGCGCGCAAAAGCATTGGGCTTTCCAATCCATGCGCACACTGGCGCGATTCTTGCCCATCGCAAGCGTTACTGGATCACTGACTTGCATCACCAAATTGATCGCAATGCACGCAAGATTGCGCAAGACCAAGAGGACACACCATGAGCCTTCCAGACTGGAAAATTGCAGACCTTGCCATCCTCACTGGAGCGGCCGTAGAAGTTGCCCCAGAAGCGGCCACAGAAGCCCCAGGCGAAGAAGTAGCCAAGCCAGTAAAGCAGCGCGCTACACGCAAGGAAGCAACTGAGAAGGCTGTGACTATCTCATGACCAATCCCACTGTCTTGGTGAGTCTGACTGATGTGAAGTTGCATCTCAACAAAACTGACTCAGCAGATGACACTGAGCTGCAAGGATTTATTGATGCAGCGACACCAATCATCGAGAACATCGCTGGCCCTGTCATCCCTGCGACTCGCGTTGAGTATTACAGCGGTGGCCAAAGCCAAATAAATGTGAGCTCTCTGCCGATCATGAGCATCACTTCTGTCATCGAGACGTATGGGCAGACCAACTACACGCTGCAGGAAGTTTCCCTTGGTGGCGTCTCCACAGCCTTTGCCTTCACTATCGACTACTCCACTGGGCGCATTGTTCGGCGCGCTTACAACGCTGAGGCTATGTTCCCAGTAGGCACGAATAACGTACAAGTCACATACCTCACTGGGCGCTCAACCGTTCCTGCCAATGTTCGCCTTGCAACACTCATGCTGATTCAGCATCTTTGGGGATCATCGCAAATGAATCGCAACGGCGGTCGTCCAAGTTTTGGTGGAGATGACACCTTCACAAGTGGCGCAGGCTTTGCGGTTCCTAACCGAGTGCGCGAACTTCTCCAGCCTTCACCTCGAGTGCCTGGCGTAGCCTGATGGCAACGTCAAGTATCCCAGCAGCCATTGATGGATGCATCACACTTCTCTCAGCATCATCTGCCCTGGCTGGCGTACACATCACTGATGGCCAGCCCACAACTGATGTGCCACTTGATTTCGTAGCGATTGGCTACGCAGACGAGGGTGGCGACTCGATCACTGGCAGGCAGGATCCACAAACTCTGGGCAATATGCGCAGGTCTGAGATCTACTCGATCTCTTGCGAGATCTCGTCATGGACTGGCGCAGCGACCATGAAGCCTGTGCGAGATCGAGCCTTCTACTTGATGGCAGCAGTTGAGACTGCAATCCGAGCGGACGGCACTCTTGCTGGCTCGGTTGCCTTTGCTGACTTTGGTGGATCCATTGCAGTCGCGCAAGTGCAAACAGTGCAAGGCGCTGTGGTCACTATCAAATTCACCATTGAAGTCAAGATCAACCGCATCTAGGAGACACAGAAAATGGACATCAAGAACATCTCACCACTCGGCGCGCTCTACATCCCAGTGCTTGGACTTGAAGTTGCTGCCGGCGCAATCATTTCGATTGCCGATGCTGCAGCTGCTGCTTCATTACTCGAACAATCTGACAACTGGGCTCCAGTGGCAGACACAAAGACCAACAAACCAACACCATCAGTGTCGGTCGATCCGGCCCCTGCGGCCTAACAATTAGGAGAACATCATGGCTATTGGCGCAGGCATCGGAGCCCAACTGGGCATCGTCACTGAGGTCACATTCAACACTTACCTTGCGGTAAGTCGCTTCTATGAATTCACTTCTGAGAGCATCCAATACAACAAGAAAACTGCAGTAGGCATGGGCTTGCGCGCAGGTGGGCAACTTCCACGCGCACAGCGTCGCGTCGTGACCTCATACGATGCAGGCGGTGACATCACGCTGGATCTCCCCACTCGCGGTCTTGGCTTGCTCTTGAGTCACGCGATGGGATCCGCACCGACGCCAACCACAGTGAGCACTGGCGTCTACTCATACTCATTCACTCTTGGCGATGTGTACGGGCGCAGCTTCTCGGCTCAGGTTGGCGTACCTCAGTACAACGGCACAGTCATGGCCAAGACAGTCACTGGCGTCAAGGTCCAGTCCTTTGAGTTAGCGGTTGCCAACAACGGCATCGCCACTGGAAAATTCACTGTTGATGCTGCTGGCTTTGTCACTTCACAGGCGCTCGCAACGGCTTCCTACTCGGCAGCAGGGTCAGTCTTCAACTTCTCGCAGGGCTCGCTCACTGTCGATGCTGTTGCTGTCGCCAACGTTAAGGACTTCTCCTTGACGATTGACAACTCGCTCAAGCAGGATCGCTTCACTCTGAATGGACTTGCAACTAAGTCCGAGCAGACCATTAGCGGATTCCGCAAGGTATCTGGCAAACTCACTGCAGAATTCACTGATGTCACGCTGATGAATAAATTCCTCACGGATACATCTGCAGCACTTGTCCTTTCTTTTGTTGGCAGCACGATCGCAGCAACTTACAAAGACACGCTCACCATCACGCTGCCTGCAGTGAAGTTCAACGCGGACACACCAAATGTGGCTGGCCCTGGCGTCGTTGATCTCGCAATGACATTTGATGTCTTTGATGATGGGACCAACCCACCTGTCACGATCTTCTACCAGACTGCAGATGCAGCGCTCTAATGATCGAATTTCAGGGCGATGACTACACGCTTCTTTTCAGGAAGATCCGTAATGTCAGCCCAGAAGTTGGAAAAGCCTTACGCAAAAACTTGACGGCAATTGGGCGACCAATCGCAGATGAAGTCAAGAGGGCCGCTCTTGCTCAACCCAGCAAGAGCGGCCAAGCGTTGGCGCATAAGAAGGGCACGAGCGATGGGCTACGCAAGGGCATTGCTCGAGCAGTAGAGATGAAAGTCTTGAACACTAAAAAAGGCTCATTCTCTTTGCGCATCAGAGTCTCTGGCACAAAGTTCCGCGCAGCTACAGGTAAGCCAGCAACTCTTCCACGCTATTACGAGGGGCTGAGCCGCAAGGCTTGGCGACATCCTCAATGGGTTAAGCAAGCCGACATGCCAGGCGATGGCGCATGGGCCCAGCAATCCCCACGACCTTTCATGCTCAAAACTATTCAGCCTCACAAGCATCAAGTCTCAGAAGCAGTCCGCAAGTCTTTTCTAGAAGCACTCAACCAAGCCAAGATCACCGAATAGAAGGAATCAGCATGCCAATTGAGATTCGAGGTACAACCTACGCACTTCCAAAGATGGAAGATGGGCGGTCTGGGCCCACGGGCATTGAGATCGATGCCATCGAGACATTCTTTGGAGTGGACTACCAAGATCTCATGGCGCTGCTTGTGCCAGAAGAAGAAGGAATTGCAGCTCCTGTTGCCAAGAAGGGCTGCACGCGCAACCGCGCGCTGTATTCGATGGTCTGGATTGCAGTGCATCGCGTTGATGCCTCAAGCACCATTGAAGATGTCATGGAGTTTGGTGTGGATGAATTGAACTTCACCACAGAAGAGACCAAAGCAGTTGAAAGCCCAAAAGATACGGAATCCCAGCAGGAGGAATCCGCGCAAGAATAAGAAAATACCTGCCCTTGCTGCTGCACACATATGGCGGCTTGACTCCAGAAATTGTCTGGAGTCTAGACAGGCAGACCTTGGACGATCTGATCCAAGCAGCAGTGCAAATGAATACACCTGACTCATCTGACTTTGACTAGGAGGCGATCCTGATGGCTGACACCTCCCTTGGCTTCAACCTGATTGGCCGCGATGTTTCGGCTTCTAAGACTCTTGATGCAGTAGGCAAGGAAGCCACCAAGACTGGCGGAATCTTCAAGTCCGTTGGCACGATTGCTGCTGGCGTCTTTGGCGCTGACATCATGAGCAAGGCTGCTGGCAGCGTCATGAGTTTTGCCAAGGATTCCGTCAATGCCTTTGGCGATGTTGGCAAAGAAGTCATCAAACTGCAGCGATACACAGGTGGGACCGCAGAGGAGATGTCGAAACTGCGCTTTGCTGCAGAAGAGACTGGCGTCTCAACTGACACTCTTGCCGCAGGCATGGGCAAGATGCAAAAGTCTGCAGCTGCTGGATCCAAGGCTTTTGCGGATCTTGGCATCAGCGTCAATGATGCCAGCGGCCACACAAAGGATTCCACTGCTCTCTTCATGGAGACTGCTCAGAAGATCTCCGAGATGGGCAACGGTACGGCCAAGACTGCTGAAACTATGGCGATCTTTGGCCGAGGCGGCATGGCACTTCTTCCAATGCTGAACAAAGGCAAAGAAGGTCTGGGAGCCTTTGCAGAAGAAGCCCAGAAGATGGGGCTTGTCCTCACGGGTGACAACTTGGTTGCGATCAAGGCCAACGTCATGGCACATCGAGAATTTGATGCAAGCGTCAAAGGCATGCAAGTGCAACTTGGTCAATATCTTTACCCAGCACTGACTGCGATCTCAACTGGGATGACTGAGCTAGTGCTCATAGTCTCCACATATCTCAAGCCAGCCTTCAAGTCTTTTGGTGACGCGCTCGTGCCAATCGTTGGCTTCATGGTAAATAACGTGATGCCAATCATGACTTCCCTAGCTGGAGCCTTTTTTAATATCCCTACGCCAATCCTTGCCTCAGTCGCAGCAATCATGCTGCTCAATTCTTCACTTGGCGCATCACTCGTGGCTGGAATCACCAAAGCAATCATGGGCATCGTGGCAATGGCCGCAGCAATGAAGGCCAACTACCTAGAAGCCCAAAGATTCATGACGATGCAAAGCGCAGGCGGCGTCTCAGCAGGCATCATGGCCACTGGCACATTCATGGCCGCTGGAGCAGTCGAAACACTCAGCGTGGCACTCAAGGGTGCATTGATCTCCCTTGGTCCAATCGGCATTGGCTTGGCTATCGCTGGCGCAGCAATGGCGCTCTTCACTTCTCACTCTGAAAGTGGCACTCGATCCACCACGGACTGGACGCAGGCACTTTACGATCAGAACGGTGCGCTGCTTGCTAACGCAAAAGCACAAACTGCAGCAGCAATCGCAAAAGACACCAACCTTGCCAAGGCAAGTCAGTTTGGCATCTCTACTTCTGACATCACTCTTGGTCTTAATGGCAACGCAGACCGCTTGGCGCAGATCAAGAAAACTCTCGAGGCGTACTCCACTGTCAGTGATGCTCTTGACTCTCGAGATGCCAAGACCTATGAGCGCCAAATGGCGCAGAAGAAAGATGCTGAGACTGTTCTGCAGTCTCTTGACGATCAAGCGAATGGATTGAGTGCAACTGCAGCGCAAGCAAAGCGCACAGCAGATGCCATGAAGGCTCTGGGCGTGAGCGTTACCGACGTACCTAAAGCACTCGCACCAACGGGCGCAGCGGCAGCCAAAGCAAAAGCAGAATTTGTGCTCTTGAGTTCTTCCATGCTCAATGTGGCCAAGTCTGCCCTGGCTGGATTGTCACCACTGAGCCAACTAGGCAAGCAACTTGGTGGAGATCTCATCGCCAAATTCACAGCAGGCATGACGGCTGCAGGCAGAGTCACCAAGGACACTGTCAGTGCTTTTGGTGACATGGTCAATGAGATCAAGGGCAACTTCTCCAAGGCTCTTGGAGAGGCTACAAAGCAACTCGATGACGCTAAGGCAGCCTTCCAGAATTACCAAGACGCCATCAGCGGCGGCATCAGCGGTGGCAATGGCTTGGCCGATGCAGCTGCTGCGCAATCATCAGCGATCCAAGCGATTGCTGATGCGACCAAGTCACGCGCAGATGCTCAACTTGCCCTGAATGACGCGATCAAGGCTGGCGATCAGCCTGGCATTGATAGCGCTCAGAAGACCTACGATGACGCAGGGATAGCACTCGGCAGCGCGCAAGCAAAGCAGGGTGGGTTCCTTTCCTTCATGCAAACTGGCGCAGATACAGCCAAGACCTTTGCAAGCCAGATTGATCAACTCAGACTGGCTGGCGCATCCCTTGAGATGATCCAGCAGATCTCTGCCCTGGGCGCCGAAACTGGCGGCCGCATCATCGCTGAACTCATGAGCGGTGGAGCAGAAGCCATTGCTAAAGCCAAGACCTTGGTCCAGACGGTCGTTGATGTTTCTAAAGAAGCAGGCTTTGCAGCTGCCACCACATTCTTCCAAGGTGGCATCAATGCTGCTGCAGCATTGGTCGAGGGAATCAACTCTCAAATGCCAATGATCCAAGCAGCACTGGATGCCATTGGTGCAATGATCGCCAAGGCAATGGGCGTCAAGATCAGCACAGACATTGGCCAGCCAGCCGATGCAGGCGCTAACGCGATCGACTGGAACGCAACACCGGAACTGAGTGCGGCACTTGCTGCCAACCATGCATCCATTGACTTCCTTACGGGCATCCCAGCGTTTGCAACTGGCGGCATTGTGCCTGCCACAAGCGGTGGGCGCATTGTTCGCGTGGCAGAGGCTGGGCAAGCAGAAGCGATCGTGCCGCTGAGCCAACTTGGTGGAATGGGTGGCGGCGTCAATGTCACTATCCATGTCACTGGCTCAGTAGTGCAAGAGCAAGACCTAGCGATCAGCGTGCGCGATGCAATTGCGCAGATGATCCGGCGCCGTGGCGGCAATCCTGCAATCCTTGGAGTCTAAATGTTGTTCGACGGCACAGACTCACCAACCATTTCAGTGGCTTTTGATACTGGAGAAGTCGGAATCTTCACTCTGGGGATCTCATCGCTCGGCGGCGCAGACAAACTTGGTGTGCCAGTGTCCACCTGGACCAAGTTGCCGATCTCCACTGTCCGCGCATTGAGCATCAGACGTGGCCGCACTCGTGAGGATCAGGCGATGCAGCCTGGCTCGCTCACGATGACGCTAGACAACCTCAGTGGAAACTACGATCCAGACAACCCTGCATCCCCTTATCGATGGAATGGCTACTCAACTCTTACTCGAGGTCTGGGCGTGCGAGTGCAGGCAACCTATGCAGCAACGGCATACACGATCTACCTTGGCTACCTCGAGCAGATAGATGCAGATGTCAGTCTGGATCCTGTCGTCACGATGACCTTCACTGATGCACTGGCTCAGATTGCGCTGCAAACAGTTCCTGCAATCTCCAGCGCATACTCAGGCGACACCACAGCGGTGCGCGTGGGCAGAATCCTCGATGCTGCTGGCTGGAGTGCATCGCTGCGATCCCTAACCGGATCGCGCACGATGCAGCCAGCGACCTACGGAGACAACGCACTCAACTTGAGCGAGCAAGCAGCGGCTTGCGAATTTGGGCGACTGTATGCAGATCGCAGCGGCAACATTGTGCTGATGCCATACGAGTCCACTTATTACACCACTCAGCGCATTGCCTTCTCAGATACTCGAGCAACGGGCACGGTGGAGTACGACACCATTAAGACTTCTCCTGGCGCAAAGTATCTGACTAATAACGTGGTCCTCACGCAGACGTCAGGCACAACAGTCACCTACACCAACGCGCTCTCAGCTGCTCGCTATGGCACATATAGCAAGGCGGTCACTGCTCCATTACTTAGTGGCACAACAGCAACCACGTTGGCGCAGATTATTGGTGATCGCTATGCGTATCCCACCACGCGAGTTGATGAACTCGAGTTTGACGCCTATGGACTGGGCACGCTTTGGCCACAGGTGCTGCAATCAGATCTTGGTGATCGCGTCACAGTTGCGCGTACCACAGTTGATGGCAGAGCACGCATCTTCAACTCGTTGATTGAGTCACTGAATCATGACATCAGCATTAATGGCTGGCGCATCAGTTTGGACCTAAGCCCAGGCATCTCTGGCTCACTGTTCACTCTTGGATCTTCATTGCTTGGCGGCACGGACATTCTTTACTATTAGGAGACATCAATGCCATATCCCTACACCAACGGCACTGCATTATCTGCCACGGATCTCAACACTGATTTTCCACTTAAGGTGAGTTACTCAACACCAAAGAACAATCAGACGGCCACTACCTACACTTTTGCACTCACTGATGCCGCACTGCTTGTGACTGCAAGCAACGCAGCTGCCAGCACATACACGATCCCATTGCAGTCATCAGTTACCTGGGTAGTAGACACGATCTTGCGCGTCACCAATCTTGGTGCGGGCGTGGTGTCTTTTGTTGGTGCTGGTGGTGTGACGGTCACGAATGTTGCAGCGACTCTTGCGCAGTATGCAAGCGCAGACCTAATCCGCACGGCGTCTGATGCTTGGACTGTTCTCCCTTTCGCCGGTGGTAGTGCTAAAGCAACGGTCACGAGCACTACCGGTTCTCCGACCATTACGACCGTTAGCGGCAAGACTCTTTACCAGTGGACTGGTAGCGGCTCTGTCGTGATCGGTACTGCTGGCTTGTGCACTGTGCTCATGATCGCAGGGGCAGGCGGCGGCGGAGCGTACTCGAATACCTCAGGCACAGGAGGTGGCGGAGCGGCAGGAGCCGTTATCGCGACTGACATCTACTTGCCTGCAGCAACCCACACTTTGGGGTTAGGTAGCGGCGGAGCCGCTGGATCCGGTGGGGCAAGTGCCGGTGGAACACCAGGCAGCGGCTCAAACATCGGGGCAATTATTGCTTCAGCAGGCGGCGGTGGTGGTGGCGGATCAGGCTCAACAAATACACCAGGAGGATCAGGCGGCGGAGGCGGCAGCCAAGGCGGCATCACTGGCGGCGCGGCTCTAATGGGCACAAATTTTGGAAACGTCGGTGGGAACTCATCCGCGACATCGGCAGGCGGAGGCGGCGGAGCCGGTGGCGCAGGCGTAAACGGCAGCGGCACAGTCGGCGCAAACGGTGGGGCCGGAATAAATTCGAGCATTAGCGGAACATCTCTTGCCTATGCAGGTGGCGGTGGTGGTTCTGGAACTACTGCCCACGGAACGGGTCAAGCAGGCGGCGGCAACGGGTCAGGGTCAAGCCCTCAGGCAGGGGCCGCAAACAAAGGCTCAGGCGGCGGCGGCAGTTTCAACGGCATAAACGGTGGCGCAGGCGGCTCCGGCACTATCTACCTTTTGATTGGATGATGATGGCTCATTTTGCGTATGTAATAGATGGAATCGTTCAGCGCGTTGAGCCGATAGTTACCTCAGTGATTGAGGATGAAACGGGAAAAGCTCAAGAATCCATTGGTCAAGCCTTCATGGTCTCGCTTTATCCTGACACCACTGCTCAGCAATGGGTGCGCACCTACTATCCATTGGGACAGCCAGACCCTTACCCTCGCGGCAAGTATGCAGGGCAAGGAGACTCTTGGGACGGCGTGGAGTTCGCGAGTCCTGTGGCACTTGAAAATGGAGTCACGAGATAACCCATGACGAATATCACCATCGCCACTGATTGGCTGCTCTTCTTCGTGGCGATTGTCTCAGCTACTGGAGCAACACTGATCGCGCTTCGTGGAGCAAATAAGAAACTAGAGAAGCGCATCACTGATGTGATCACCAAGGCCACTTATCCGATCCAACCCAAAGCCAACGGCAGTCTGTCTATGACTGACCTGCACAAGAAGGTTGATCTACTCACTGAGCGTCAGTATGTCATCTCCCAGCAAGTCATTGATCACATCGCATCTCACGACCTCGAGCGCTAAACACAAACACGCACAACGGTTCAACCCCAGCCAATCCGGTTGGGGTCATTTTGTATTGGAGCAATCATGAGCAACTGGCTCGCAGCAACACCTCTTGGCTCAATCTTCAAGACCTTCATTGCAGTGATGATTGCTGCAGCGGTTGCTGACGCTGGGACCACTGGCGGCATCTCAATGGGCAACTGGCAGACATGGGTCATCTCAGGAGCAGTCTCAGCGCTTCCTGCGCTGATCAACTGGCTCAACCCTGCTGATGCTCGCTACGGCAATGGCGCAGGTGCTTGATGTCATCTGCAGCTGACACTTGCCTCAACGGTTGGCCAGGCGTCAAGCCTGCGCTTGCTGCAATCAAGATGCGCACGCTGACGATACCTGGCACGGCTCGCAGGGTCACAGTGTTGCGCTCTGCAGCACCTGCCTTTGCAGCCTTCCTTGCTGATTGGCACAGGTTGATGCCTAAGCGGCTCAACCTCAACGATGGTGGCGCAAGTGGCTGTGGTGGATACAACTACCGTCCAGCGCGCTCAGGAGCAGGACTGTCCTGCCATTCAGGTGGCGTGGCTGTGGATTGTCGCTGGGACATCTTGAAGGCTGACGGCAAGAAGCACATGACTCCTGCAGAATTGAAAGTGCTGGATCAGATCCTTGCAACGTATGTCACTACTGATGGCCATCGCATCTTTGGATCAGGGGCTTACTGGAAAACAGTTGAGGAGATGCAC